CACGGTACGGTCGGTACGGTAATCCTTGGCATATGCTCAAGAAGCACCAATATTTTTTAAAATTTTTTTTCAAGGCCGAGCAAAGCTCGGTCCGGCCATAACCCTATGGGCCTAGAACATGTTCCTGGTGACCCAAATATTGTTGTATGAAACTTTATTGTAATATTCGGAACCAGCGTAGCTGTTGTTAAAAAACACGAGCGCATAATAACGCTGTGTCGTCGGCAAATCCAATTCCTTCAGCAGTTTCCAATTGCCGTTATAGTTCCGAAGCGTGCACTTTGGATACAGGCGGTACTTTATTTCCTTCCAGGAGCATGGGGGATATCCATTCCCATTCTCGGCAGGTACGTCCTTACTTTCGCTATTCTGCGCCAAAGTGAATGCTCTGCGCCGGTGTATGTGGAACACCTTCGGATTTAGGGTCACCTGGTGCATACCAAATGCGGTGGTAGAGGGACCAGTCTCGTAATGCATTCCATTCTGGAGCGCCGCAATATTCAATGTCCCAGCGGAACGCCTAAGAGACACTATAAACAGGTGGTAAACCACGGGATGCGGCTGGCCCCAGACCTCAAACCTGAGCCCCAGTTGTAAACTGTTGACCAGGGTCTTATTCGACTGCCCTGCTACGTTAGTTGTAGCAAAAATGGCCTGCCAAGTCGTGGGGTTCATCAACTGTATAGACTGATAACCCTGGCCGCTTGCGTCTGCGGAGTACATTGCAATTTGCCCGTATTCGGTCCATGTTTGCTTCGTACTCATTTTTGACCAGTTGTTTTGGAGCTGTCCGACGCTTTTAGCCAGGCTATAAATCTGGCCACGCTGTGCTCGGGCCGTTGGCTTTCTCCATAAAGCCTTCTTAGCCACAGTAGTCCTGCGCCTACCAAAACCTCTACGACGACGTCGTACATACATTTATCCTAACGTCCGAAAAAAAACCTTGTCGGTCCCCGGGATTTTTTGGCGGCTAAAGCCTGGAACGTCATAAAAAATCCCTTATCCCTTTGCTTAACTACCCGGTACAAACGGTACAAGCTCATACACGTAGTTGATAGTCCAAATCTTCCACCGATCAGGCGAAAGATAGTCCATTTGGGGCTCAATATTCGTGAACACCCAGACGGCTGGTGAGTCAAACCACCAGTCCTTGTAGGTATAGCGCAGATCATAGACGTATCCGCATTTGATCTCCTCAATGGCGGTGTAAATACCGCGCAGCTTGGTCTTGTCCATGGCACGAGGCAGGTCTAGAAACACGGCTCGCGGGTTCCGTTCCTTCTTGGCGTGCAAGATGTCGCAAACGGAAGCAATAAGCTTTTCAGCATCATTGACCGCTGGGATCCGAATGCACCCGTAGTGTAGGCAACACAACGCGGCAATGGTAGACTTACCTTTGGCTCCGAACTGGCAGTAGACAAGCTGTATGGCACGAGAGTCAAACTCAAAGACGGAGTCAATTACCTTCTGCTGAAAGGGGTACAGGCGGTCCATGAGCCCCCTGTACTGACGAGGAATGTACAGCTCAGTGTCTGTATCTTTCCAAGGGCCATCTACGCGTGTATCTGCCTTGGTCTGGTAAAATGCCTCCTTCGTGTGCTCGGTAGTAATGGTCGGCCGCACGTCAAGGTCGTCCAGGCCTGCAGATCGCAAGACAGGCAAAAGCTCCTGTTTGCGGCGCCGTTTAATGAGCGAGCCACGACCCTGGTAATGTCTGTAGCCACCGTCCGACTCCTCAAGTTGAAACACCCATTTCTTGAAGACCTGCCTGAGCCTGCTTTTGAAAGATTCCAGCTCACATTCGTTACAGCGAAACTCCCACACAGCAAGGGCGGACTCCGTCATTGCTTTTACTACAACTGTGATTTCGGTCGGTCATAACTCAGGGTCCGTGCGTTCAAAAATAGGAGCCAAGGGGAAGTGCTCTTTACCCTGGGTGCACGGTACGGTCGGTACGGTAATCCTTGGCATATGCTCAAGAAGCACCAATATTTTTTAAAATTTTTTTTCAAGGCCGAGCAAAGCTCGGTCCGGCCATAACCCTAT